AGCACAACCTTGCCAAGGTTGGGGTCGAGGGTTCGAATCCCTTCGCCCGCTCCAGGTAACAACGGGTTCCCGCCCGTTGCGCTTGGGACTAGCACGCAGCTAACACGCACGCCTGTTTCTGACATTGAAGTTTTTGGATGGATTGGCCGGGTTGCAGCCCGGCCGATTTCCGTTGCGAGGGCATCAATCGCGGCCCGCGCGGCGCTTAAGTGTGTCGGCGCATATTTCGCATACCTCCCCGTTGTCCTGAAATTGGGCATCGAGTGCCCCAGCAGCCCGGCCAGCTCCAGCTCGGGAACACCGCGGGCGCGCAGCTCCGTGGCTATGGTGTGCCGGACGGTATAGGGCACAACCAGGGCGTCCAGCCTGGCCGCGTCCCGCGCCTCTCGCCAAGCCTTGTTGACCTTCTGCACCCCCTTGCCCCGAAACTGCACCAGCGGCCCAGCGGACGCCTGCTTGATCCAGGGGCGCAGGAAGTCCGGCATGGGCACCACGGGCCGGCGCTTCTTCGTCTGCGCCCGGCCCGGCGGGTTCAGGTCAATCAGGCGGCGGTCCAGGTCGCATTGCTCCCGCGTCAGCTCCAGCACCGCCGCCGGCCGCCCGGCCGTGCCCAGCAGCAGCAGGAAAAACATCTGCAGGTGCGCCAGCTCGGCCGCGTCCCACATCGCGGCCAGCTCAGCCACGTCCATGATGCGTTCCCGCGGCGGGCCTTCCTGGACGGTCAGGAACGGGATGGGCCGCTCCAGCTCGCCATTCTTCCATGCCCACTGCACCGCCGCCTTCGTAGCACCCAGCACCCGCTTAATCGTGCCGGGCTTGTAGCCATCCGCCGCCATACGCCGGGTTAGGGTGTGCTGCGCGTCGAGGGTGAATTCAGCCACCGTCGCACCTTCCCGCATGCGCTCGCCGGCTATGAACAGGTTGCGCCGCTGCACGCCGGCTCCGACCGTATGCCGACCGTGCTTCTCCATGTAGCGGGCGAACACGTCCAGGATCAGCACGTCACGCGGCTGCTGCGCGGCACGGTGCCCGTACAGCGTGACCCACCGGGCGAGGGCGAGGCGGGCGGCAGCAAGGTCGTCAGTGCCAAGCGATGCGCGGCACGTCTGTCGGCTGGCGCCATCGAACCAGGTGCGGCACCAGACGGAAGAGTTGGGACGCTGGGAAAGCCAGAAGTCGCCAACTTGGCCGGGGCGGTCGTTGCGTCGCATGGCTTTACTTCCCGGGCGTCGAGGTAAGTAGTCAGATGGCGGTCGAGGTAGCACGGCCGGCTTGCGATCATCACGAAGCCGATGCGCCCGCGTTGCCGCTCCCGGCGCAGCGTGTGGACGGACACGCCCAGCGCCGTAGCGGCGTCACGCTCTCGGATGGGGCGGGGGAGGGGAATGGGATCAGGCATCGGGCGTCCCGGTCGTAACCCGCGCGGCGTCCCCGCGGGGATTGTAGCCCTCAGCCTCTCGGACTTCGTCCGGCGTCAGGATGCCCTTGTCCACGGCGATGGCGTAGGCTGCCCAGCGCGCGGAATAGTCCCCCCGCATCAGGCCGGACAGGTCAATTTCAAGGTGGAACTCGGCCCCATCCCCGAACACGCTCCTGGCGAACTCGGCCTCGATCTTCCGCACCCACGGCGTCAGCGTCAGTTGTGCGAACCAGAGCGCAGCCTGTTGCGTGTTAGTAAAGGTGCCGTGGCTGTAGTCCTGCACAATCGGCGGCGGAACCTGATACAGCCGGCACAGCTCTTCCACCGTGAAACGGCGGGATGCCAGGACTTCCGCATCCTCGGGAGACACCGCCATTGCCGTCCAGGTCAAGCCTTGCTCCAGCACCACCGTTTTGCGGGCGTTGCCGGTGCCGGCGTAGTTGTCCTTGAACGATTGCGCGATGCGTTCGGCAGCTTCCGGGGACAGCACGGACGGCGTTGACAGCACCCCGCCCGGCGTCGCGTTGTTCCGCCATACCCCGGCCTGATACTCCTGGAGCGCATGGGCCTGGCCCAGCACGTCCGGCGCGCGGGACAGCCGGGACCGTCCCAGGAAGCCGTCGTCGCTCCGGTCCTTAAGGTGGAACACCTCGTCATCCAGGTAGCGGGTCGGTTGCCCCGTGCCGCCCCACGGGGCGATGAACTGCACCACGTCGAAGGCCAGCCGGCCGTTCGGCAGCAGGGACACCAGCACGTTTTGCCAGGGGACCGGGACAAGGGCAGTCACGCGCCCGGCGCCGTCCCATTCGATGATTGACAGGGCGTTGCCGTGCAGCAGGCATTGCGCCAGCGTCCATTCCACCCAATCCGGCCAGGTCTGCCGAACGTTGGGCGCCCGGATCAGGCGGGATACGGGGTGCGTGGGCGCTTCCGTCCGGCCTGCAACATCTTGCTGATACACATAGGCTGGCAGGGTGCCGATGGTGGACGAAATGGCGTTTACGCAAGCAGTGATCGTTGACAGGTTCTCGGCCAGCCGGGCGTTCACTGCCGGGGCCTGGCTCATCATGGCGAAGCCCACGGTGCCCACTACACCGCGGCGCAGCTCAGGGGCCAGGAACCGCGCCAGGCGGGCCAGGACGCCCATCACAGCACCGCCAGGTAACGGCCGCCGCGCCAGGATAGCCGCGTCGGCCTCCGTGCCCCGCGCACGGGCCTGGACGGTCGTTTGCGAGTAGGCGGGGAAGGCATGGACGATGCTGATTTCCACCAGGTCCACGGCGCGCAACTCGCGCTGGTCGCGGGCGGGCCATGCTTCGTCCTGGACGCGGAACCCGAACGAACAGCCCCCCAGGTCGCCGCGGCGGGCCAAGGCCAGCACGTCATGGCCTAGCTGGGTGTCTGGGACGTCCAGGGAGAAGGCCAGGCCCCGGCCATCCTCGGCCAGCCGCAGTGTCCCCGATGACGTGCGGGCCAGCAGCCGGCCGGGGTCGTGGTCCACCAGCGCCAGCACGTCCAGGCCAGGCGTGGCCAGGGACGCCCGGAACGCTCCTGCCCGGATCGTCTCGGTGAAACTGCCGATGGGCGCGGGGCAGCCGAACACCGCGGCGTGCCCTTCCAGCCGGCGGCCGGCGGCGCGCAGCTCGGCGGCTGCGCGCACCTCCAGCCCGTTCGGGGACCGGGACGGGATCACGGCGTTACCGTCGCGGCGGCCGTGGTGTTGATGTCGGTTATCGCCGCGAAAGACTCGGGGTGCCGCACCGCAATGTCAGCGGTCATCATGGCCCGAACCAGGACGTTGCCCTTGGCGTAGGCTGCCCCGTCATAGGGGTTCACCAGCACGTCCAGCTCGCTCCAAAAGCCCAGGATCAGGTCGGACCAGTTGCCATAGATCAAGCTGGACAGGCCGGTGCCGGTGCCCTTCGTGCCGTTGCTCGGGACCAGGTTGGACCAGGCTTGCGGCTGGTCCTCAAAGATCACGTCGAAGCCCAGCGGCTGCCCTTGCAGGTTCAACATCTTGGCGACGTGCTGCCGAACCTTGGTGTTGCCCAGGAACCCCATCGCGTCCCCCTGGACGTTGGCGTTCATCACCAGGCCCATCAGGTCCGCAATGCTATCGTATGTGACCGGCCCACCGTTGGCGCCCAGCGAAAGAACGGGGACGCTCGGCGTGTGCAGTATTCCCGTGGGGTCGTGGTTCTGCCCGGTGCCGAAGATTGCGGCGCTGTCCAGGGCACGCGCCAGGACCGCGGCAAGGTCGGCGCGCACGAGCTGCTCAATGTCCGGCGTGGTTTGCTGGAGCATGTTGCGGCTTAGCTCGACGATGGCGCCGGCGTGCTTGGGACGAAGGGCAATCTTGTCGAATGCCTCGTCGGTGAAATTCAGCGGGGTGTTCTCCGCAACCCAGCCCACGGCGGCGGCGCGTGTCAGGCGGGGTATGTCAACGTTGCTGGTCAGTCCGGTCAGGACACGGGCGCCAAGCTGCCGGATCACAAGGGCGGCCCGCAGCAAATCGACATATTGCGAACCGTCCAGCAGGGTCGCAATCAGGTTGCCACCCGGTCCATCGGGCGGCGTGGCGGTCGTGATGGCGTCGCGGCGCTCCAGCGGACGGCGAAGGGCCTGGATGGGGATGGCGACGCCCTCGAACTTGCGGCCGGACCGGCGGGCGATCTCCTGGCTTACCTCGCGCTCCCGGCCTGCATCCACGTCCATCCCGGCGGCGGCAGCGATTGCGCGCACAACACTGAACTGATGCAGGGCACGGTCAAAGCTGCGGTCGGCCGGTGCCGTGATGGATGTCCCGGACGCCCGGCGCTCGGCTTCCTCGATCAGCGCGCGGCGGCCCATAGCGTCCTCAAGCTCGGCCAGCGCCGCCTTGATCTTGTCGAATGCCGCTGCCTGTTCCGGCGTCATCGCGCCATCGCTGGAGGCGTCCGCGGCGTCCTGCGCGTCGCGCAATTCCTTTACCAGCTTGGCGCGGCGTTCCAGCATTTGACGGGTATTCATGGGCGGGTTTCCTTCATGGGATGGGCCGCCTCCCGGCGGTCGGTGCTGATACGTTGCGGGGCCTGGACGCCTTGCTCCTTCAAACCCCGCCGGCTGGTCGAGGCGTCCTTCGCTGCCCGGGCGGCCCCGCGGGGACCGTCGATGGAGCAGGCGGGGGTCTTGTTGCGGCGGGCGTCCATCAAGGGACCGGGCGCCTCGCGGCGCTCGTGACGTTGCCCTGCCGTCATTGTTGAAACGCGAAGCATCAGAGCAGGGGCGCACCCTCGCGCTTCTCGATGAATGTTTGGAGGGTCTGCATCTGGCCCAGCATCGCTCCGATGCCGAAGTGCCTAGACCGAATGATATCCTGGCGCTGGGAAAAATCCTCAAACGAATAGAGGATGGTGGTGGTGCCGTCGCATAGCTGGGCGAAAAACACGTTCTCTAGTCCGGGCCGGTCACGTGCCGCGCGCTCTACCTGACAGGCCCATCGGCCTGCCAAGCGGGGCGGAACATCGTCCTCGATCATCCGGGCGAAGATGAACAGGCCAACAAGGGCGGGATCATCAAACAGTCGGTAGTTATGGCCGTCCGGATCGGGCGCACAGAGGTAATGCCCACGCGATACCGCCTCATTGAATTTCAGGCGGTCGGCGCCCGTGATGAGCATTGCGTTGGCAGTGGTGAATAGCATCTGGCGCGCCCGCTTCGATTGTGTTTTGCTAACATAGGGCTACGATGGCAAAAGTCAATCAAATAGGCGCGGGTGCCTTCCAGCCGGCAGTTATCCCATCCAGTCGGGGATCGTCGCGGATGCGAACCGGGCGTCTAGGTCGCCCCACCTTCCCGCCAGGGCCGGTTTCGTGTTATCACCAGCATATGTCGCAAGCAACTCGTGATAACACCAAACGCCGGGCCGGTCAGACCGGGACGTTGATCGGCGTCCGGTTCCAGCCTGATGCGCTTGCTTTGCTTGACGCTTGGATCAAGGCGCAGCCGGCGCCGCGGCCAACACGGCCGGAAGCCATCCGGCAGATGTTCGCGCTTGGGCTGAGTGAAAACAATAAGTTAGCCCAATCGGTAACGGCGGCGGCCAGCCGTCCGGCCGTGCCCCGCCCCGCAGTTGGGCGGGGCGAACGCTAATTCCCTCGGAATTCCAATTTCGGGGGCGCGAAAATTTGACGGTGGAGCGGTATTCAGTTTGCCCAGCTCCCAGAGATTTTCCTAACCAACTGACGGGAAGGAACCGGGACGGGGGACGGGTCAACAATCGCGCCAGCCCCCAGAGGTTTTTTGACGGTTGGCGTGAAGTCACCTCCGATGAGGCTCCCCCTTAGCTCGTCGGGACGAACGTCATGACCAGTGACGGGGTCGATTCGGGCGGCCCTGCTAGAACAGCCAAGTAGAGCCATCCGCCAGGCACCTTCAGCCGCTTCAGCGATGGATTGCTAACGCCATCCACCTCTTCCCAGCCCTTGATAGGGTCGCCGATACCCATAAACACCAATTCAGCCATCTCAAGCACTCCTGTTGCGACCTCGACTATTATCATCGCCCAGCACGCGCGCCAGCCGGCGCAGCTCGGCTACGATCTCGCTCCGGTCGATATGGAACCGCTCAGGGTCGCGGTGCGAGGGAGACAGGCGCGCTACGGCGTGTGCCAGGCGGTCCAGATCGGCGGCTGGCAGTGCCGCAGTGCCGCACAGTGCCGCACTTTCCTGAGACTTCCCTCGTTGCCTATTTTGGTTCACTCCATCAACAAAATCGCAACCAGCCCCTATGGGTATTTGTGCGGCACTGTGCGGCACTGTGCGGCACTGCCGGGCAGTCATTGCCGCACCCCCGGCGCATACCACCGCACCCCATTGGACCTGAAACCGCGCCAGCCCAACCGTTCAAACACGGCCATGATGCGGTTCTGCTCCGCGCGTCCCACCTTGGACCTGTCGAAACCCAGCCCTTGCACGGCCACTTGCAGGACAGTGGTGCGACGCTTGGCCTCTTCCTTCTCCTTCGCAACGCGAGCCAAGTAGTGAGCAACCGCTTCCTCCCAGGCGTCCGCCTCATACCGGGCGTCTTGTTCGGGCCGGATATGCTCGGCCTCGAAATCTCGGTCCGGCCACCACGGCTTCTTCTGCCGGAACAGGTGAACCGCCTCCGCAAAGAGCTGGTCCCGGTCGTGCGCCAGGGCCTCCACGTCTATGCGGTCGCCCACCTTCACCGGCCAGAAGCGCCGGCCGCCCGTTTCGTCCCGGAGGTATGCCGCCTTGTTCGTGGTGCCGATGAACAGGCACTGCCGCGGCTCGCACACATCCTTGCGCCCGAAGCTCGGCCGGTAGCGTTCCGTGGTGCGCGTGATGAACGCTTTGAGCGCGGCGGCCTCCGACTTGTCCAGCGCCGACATCTCTGCCACCTCGATCAGCCACTTCCCGTTCAAGTGCTGCGCCACGTCCTTGCCGCCGCTCCGCAAGTCCGGCAGCGCGTCGCTGAACCACCGCCCGGCCAGGATGCCGCAAGCGGTGCTTTTCAGCGCGCCTTGCGGCCCTTCCAGCACCAGCATGTAATCCGCCTTGCAGCCCGGCTTGAACACGCGGGCCACCAGCGCGACCATGAACATGCGCCCGATGCCGGACGTGTAGGCGGTATGCTTGGCTCCCAGGTAGTAGGTCAGCCACTTGTCCAGCCGCGGCCTACCGTCCCAGCGCAGCCCCCGCAGATAATCCCGCACGGGATGATAGGCCCGCTCGCTGGCGCGGAGCTGCACCGCCTGATGCGTCGTATCCTTGGACAGCGCCGGCAGCCCGGCCTTCTGCAACCACTCCTGCACCGCGGTCACGTCCGCATCCTGAACAGGCCGCACCAGGTCAATTTCTGGCGGAACCATAGCGCCGGGAACCAGGTGCGTCAGCATGTCCTGCCGCATCATATCATCGCGGGCCAGCAGCTCGGCCAGCTCCGGCGCGTGGCGCAGCGCATGGGCGGCATTCGCCAGGTTGGACCGGGGCGTACCCTTGTCGTTTAGCTGCCAGTCGCCTTTCCAGGCGTCAGCGCCTGCCTTGTCCCAGATGCGGCGTAGCTCCCGCTGGTTGTCGGCTTCCCCCTTGTCGGCCACCCATGCCGCAACCTCCGGGTCCAGCCGCATCGCCTCGACCATGCCCTCGAAACTGGCGCCGTCGCGGCGCAGCTCGCACCCCTTGCGAAAGGCGAGGGCGGAACGGGACTTGTCCTTGCCGCCGGTCGCCTGCTTACGCTGCGGCGGGCGTTCCTGCGCGGCTATGGCGGCGTCGGCTTCATCGTCAGCACCAGCGCCGGCTAAGTGCGGCCCGGCTTCGATCAGCAGCCACCGTAACGCATCCTGCGGCACGTAGCGTAGCTCCGTGGGCGTGCCGGCCAGGTGTTCACCCGTGACTGCGAAGTATCGGCGCCCGGAGTAGAACTCGATGGCCGGGGGATGATCGTCGCCCGGCAGCTTGAACAGCGCAGCGCCCAGTGGGGTCAACAGCGGCGCGAACTCGGGCAGCCCGGCGGGATCGAGCAGAAAGAACACCTTGGCGCCGGTCCCACTTGGCGACACCTCGGCATAGCTGGCGAAGCGGTCCACCACTTCCAGCGCCCACGGGGCGAAGTTGCCGGCGGCGTCCCGGCAGGTGTCGAGGTCAATGCCGGCCAGGATGCGCCCGTCGCCCAGGTCGCCCAGCTCCACCCCTACGCCGCCGCTGCCCAGCGGGCGGGGCAGCGCCGTGGCCCTGGCGTCGGCCGCGGTGCGGCTCCCCCAGGTCGCCGGCTTGTCGGCATGGGCTTTGCCGCCAGCGGGGCTGTAGGGCACCTTCGTCGGCTTCTTGCGGCCCTTGCCCTGTTCGGTCTGCCACGCCACCCAGCGCGGCAGCGCGGCCAGGTTCGCCAGCGTCACCGGCAAGATCGGGCCGGGCGAAACGGCGTTCACGCGCGGCCTCCTGCAACTAGGCAGTGGCAACAACACTTCTGGTTCTGTAGCACGCTTCTAACACGCAACATGGGATAGTCCCTTGGTGTTGCGTGCGTGATTTGCTAACGTCTGCTAGGTTAAGCCACTGGTTTCATTTGACTCGTCTTGCCTTGCCAAGGTTGGGGTCGAGGGTTCGAATCCCTTCGCCCGCTCCAGCTTTTCAATTGCGCGCTGGATTAACAGCCATAGCAATGCCGGTCCGTAGGCCGGTAGTCGTAAGCA